GCAGACGCAGTTTTCTGCACGTTGCAGCCCGCGGGTTGAGCCTGTTCCCGCCGGTTTTCGCACGTTCTCGGCACCATCTGTACTGATTTCGTGCTTTCTGACGCGGTTCTGTGCTACTATCACGGGGTGATTCGAGCGCCTCTCACTCCAAGGTGCGACCTGTGACGTGAAGAAGCCAGCGATGCCGTGTCCTGTCTGCCGACGCCTCCGCTGCGTCGACCCCCTGCACAAACGCGCGCCGTTCGCTGCTGCGCCGCTGTCCCCTACTCGGGACCGCCGCCCAGGCTACGACAGTGAGCGCCGCCGCCGTCGCGCGTTTGTGCAGGCGGCCCTGAACGCTCAGGGCGAACGGCTCGGGGATGGCCTCTGGCGGGCGCGCTGTCCTGCCTGCGGTGAGGTCAAGGCGCTGGCACTGCGCGAGTGGCAGGCTGACCACATCATCCCCGTGTGCGCCGGCGGCTATGAGGACGGGCCTCTGCGGCTCTCCTGCTCGCTGTGCCAGCGCCGCCAAGGTGGCCGTGAAGCCAACCGAAGGAGGGCTTTTGTCCGGTCCTAAGCCGACGCCGACGGCGCTCAAGCTGCTGCGCGGCAACCCCGGCCAGCGGCGCCTTCCGCAACACGAACCCAAGCCGCGTCCGGTCACTCCCGAGTGCCCGCCGTACATGAACGCCACGGCGCGCAGACGATGGGATGAACTGGTCACCGAGCTCGACTACAGCGGCGTGCTCACGCGCGTGGACGGTGACATCTTCGCCGGCTACTGCATGGCCTACGCCGACATCGTCAGTCTGACCGCCGCGATCGCCAGGCGTGGGCGCAGTTACAGGGTCGGCTTGAACGGGGCCATGGCTGCCCGTCCCGAAGTAGCCATGCTCAACCGCGCCAAGGATGACCTGCGCAAGTTCGGCGCCGAGCTCGGAATCGGGGCCGCGAGTCGCACGCGGATCGAGGTGAAGAAGCCAGTTGCCGCTAAGTCCACGCTCCAGCACGTCCGCGAGATCACGTCGCGCTGACCAGCGCGGACGCGCGGTCATCGAGTTCATCGAAGGCTGCTGCGTCCACACCATCGGCAAATGGGCCGGTCAGTCGTTTGAGTTGATCCCCTGGCAGCGCGAGTTCATATACGAGGTCTTCGCCAACGTCGACAAGGACGGACGCCGCCTCACGCGCCGCGCCTACCTGCGCATCGCGCGCAAGAACGGCAAGAGCGAGCTGTGCTCGGCCGTGGCCCTCTACCTGCTCACCGCCGACGGCGAGAAGTCGCCCTACATCTACGGCGCCGCGCAGGACCGCGACCAGGCCAGCCTCGTCTTCGACGTGGCCGCGCAGATGGTGCAACAGTCGGAGCAGCTGCGCAACGTCTGCAAGGTGATCCACTCGACGAAGCGCATCGTCTGCCCCGAGACGGGCGGCTACTACCGTGCCATCCCGGCGGACTCGGCGGGCGCCATGGGCCTGAACGCCCACGGCATCATCTACGACGAACTGCACACGGCCCGCAGCCGCGACCTCTATGACACCCTCTCGACCTCGACCAGCGCCCGCGAGCAGCCGCTCATCTTCGCCATCACCACGGCGGGCTTCGACAAGAACCACGGGCCCTGCTACGAGGTCGACAACTACGCCCGCGGGGTGCTGGCCGGCGACATCGTCGATGAGTCCTTCGTGGGGCGCATCTACGAGGCTCCGCCGGGGACGCCGTTCGAGGTACTCGCCGAGCAGGACGCCGAGGGCAACTTCGTCCGCGAGAAAGACCTCTGGACGCTGGCCAATCCCTCGCTCATCGGGATGCCGGGCGGCTTCCTGCGCCCCGACGAGATGCGCCGCGCCGTGAACGAGGCCGTGCATCTGCCGCGCGCCCGCAACCACGTCCTCAACCTGCACTTCGACGTGTGGACCGACCAGGAAGAGGCGTGGCTCGACTCCTACTCGTGGGACGAGTGCGGCGGCGTGGGCAAGATCGACGCCGACTTCAAGGGCCGCGACTGCTACATCGGCCTCGACCTCTCGCACACGCAGGACTTCACCGCCGAGTGCGTACTGTTCCCGCCCACCGACGAGCACGGCACCTTTGACGCCATCTGGCGCTTCTGGCTGCCGGAGGACGCCATCCTGCGGCGCGGCGACATGGCGCCGACCCTGCGCGAGTGGGAGCGCGAGGGCCTGGTCACGGTCTGCGACGGCGACGTCGTCGACCACCGCATGGTCGAGGCGCAGGTGCTCAAGGACTGCCAGCAGTTCAACATGCTGGAGATCGCCTTCGACAACTTCCACGCCTACCCCATCATCAGCAACCTGATGGAGCACTTCCCTGAGCAGCTCGCCGACGTCGGGCAGACCTACCGCTTTATGAATGCGCCGGCCAAGGAGCTAGAGCGCCTCGTCAGCGAGCGGCGCTTCAACCACCACGGCAACAAAGTCATGCGCTGGATGATCGCGCACACCGTCGTGGAGATGAACCAGGACGACCTGATACGTCCTTCACGCAAGAAGTCCGAGGACAAACTGGACGGTGTGATGGCACTGCTCATGGCAATCGAGCGCGTTCTGGCCGCGGAGACGCAGGCCGAACCGCAGTTCTACTCATTCGCCGACTAGGAGGGTCCAAGTGGAGCATCTGACATGAAGCTCGCCTTGGGCTTCATCCCGTGGCCCGGCGAGAAACGCCAACTCACCGACATATCGGACTTCACGACATTCGCCGACGTGGAGCGCGGGATGCGCGGCGGGAACACCCTCGCCGGCGTGAACATCACGCAGGACTCGGCGATGAGCCTCTCCGTGGTCTACCGCTGCGTGCAGATCAACGTCGAGACGGTATCTAGCCTGCCGGTCGATGTGTTCGCCAAGCGCGCCGAGGGCCGCGAGCCGTACCCGGTGCCGAAGTGGCTCGAAGAACCGAACGACGAACAGGACTGGGGCGACCTCGCCGCCATGGGCCAGTACAGCTACGAGCTCGACGGCAACACCTTCCTCCTGAAGGCCAGCACTGAAGGCGGCCGGCTGGTCGGCCTCTACGTGCTCGACCCGCGGCGCACGACGCCGAAACGCGCCCGCCTCGGGGGCCGCAACGTGCTCACCTACGAGGTCACGACCGACGACCAGGGAGTGCGCATCTACCCCGCCAACGCCATCATCCACATGAAGGGCATGGTCCCGCCGGGCAGCCTGCGCGGACTCTCGCCCATCGGCCAACTGCGCGAAGCCTGCGGCGTGATCGGCGCGGCCGAAGCCTTCGGCGCTTCATTCTTCGGCAGCGGGGCTACTCTTTCGGGGGTCATCGAGACGGGCAGCAACCTGACGCAGGAGCAGGCCGACAAGCTCAAAGAGATGTTCACGAAACGCCACGGCGGCGTCAGTAAGAGCCATGCCATCGGCGTGCTCTCGGGCGGGGCCGCGTGGAAGCCACTGTCCGTGAAGCCCGACGAGGCGCAGTTCATCGAGACGATGCGCTTCAACAGCGTGCAGATCGCCCACGCTTTCGGCATCCCGCCGCACTGGGTCGTCGACACGCAGGGCACCAAGGGCTACGTGACCGGCGTCATGGCCGGGCGCATGGACTGGCACCAGATCGGCCTCCTGCCGCGGCTCATCCGCTGGGAGCGCGCCATCAGCCGCGAACTGCCGCGGCCCGCCTACATCAAGTTCAACGTGCGCGGCCTGCTGCGCGGGGACGCTCGCGAGCAGTCCACGCTGATGAGCAGCGAACTGCAGAACGCGGTGCGCAGCCGCAACGAATGGCGCGAACTGCTCGACCTCGACCCCGCCGAGGGCGGCGACACCTACTTCCTCAACGGCGGCATGGTGCCGCTCGACGCGGACGGCAAACCGGACAAGCCGGATCCTCCGCCCATCGTCGTTGCGCCGCCACAACCCGAAGAAGACACGCCCGACGGCGAGCAGCCGCCGGCAGACGAGGAGGCGCCCAGTGAAGGCGACTGAGAAGCGTTGGCGGCCGTTCGACCTGGAGATGCGCGGCAAGCCCGGCGAGGGCGCCGTCCTCTCCGGCTACGTGGCCGTCTTCGACCAGCCCAGTGAGGTGCTCTGGGACTACCGCAGCGGCCACTTCGTCGAGCGCGTCGACGGTAGCGCCTTCAATCGCACCATCGGCCTCGCCGACATCAAGGCGCTGCGTAACCACGACCCGAACTACATCGTCGGGAGATCCAAGGCGGGCGTCGGCAACATCCGCTTCACGCCCGACGAGCGCGGCCTGTACCACGAGCTCGACGTGCCCGACACGGCCACGGCGCGCTCCCTGTACGAGGACGTCGAACAGGGCTTCATCGACCAGATGAGCTTCGCCTTCCGCACCCTGCAAGACGAGTGGAGCGACGGCGAGGAGACGCCTGAGCGCCGCCTGCTCGAGGTCGCCCTCGACGACATCAGCTACGTCGCCTACCCGGCCTACCCGCAGACCACCGCAGACGCGCGCGTCGCGCTGCGTTCCTACGCCCGCCACGTCGGCGTCGCCGACCTCGCGGAGCTGGAAGACGCCGATGAATCCACGGCCACCACGCAGGACTCGGAGC